TAACTAGATCGTTCATTTTACTTCCTTTCTGAGATACTGCGGTTATGCCCTAGTGGGCGGTTTGTGACTGCAACATCTGCATGGTAATGGATCTTGCAGCCTCTGTCAAGAGAAACAAAGCATAAAGTGGATCACCCTGTAACTCTTCTGACATTCCGATGTTAAGGTTATCATCTGTGTCTTCCCAGATAAAAATACCTTGTTCAAATACTTCTGGATCAATCTTCATTATACCACCCTTTCAGTGACATTCATACCAATTTAAACCAATCTTTGACTCAGCGTCCATAGGGCAACGCATCTTGAAAACATCTGTAACCCTTCTGGCAGCTTCAACAGCGATCACTGAAAATCTGTTAGCAAACTCCTGTCTAACTTCACACTGCAACTCGTCATGCACCCATGCGACTTGATGATACTCGATGTTCTCCTTCTGACATTGGCGTTTGATTTCAACCATCCATTGCTTGCTAACAATCGCCCCTGCGCTTTGCAATAAGGTGTTGAGGGCTGCGTGAGTGGATCGTACATGAAGGATACGACCATCCAACCCCGGAATTGTCCCTTTCTCTGACAAGCGTTCAACTTTTTCTCGGAGGCTTTTGAGAGCCGGGGTATTTGCCAGAAACCTAGATATAAGTTTTTGTCCTTCTGCCTTATTAACGCCAGCAATAAGGCCGATTTTCTCCGGCCCTGCGCCGTAACATAGCGCAAAGATGAATTGCTTGGCTTGGCTTCGAGTAGCAAGGCCAGCCGCCTGTTGGTTTTTTGTGTGGATGTCGCCACTCAACAACTCCTTAGTGTATTCAGGATCTTTCATGTAATGTGCTAGGCAACGCAATTCCAACTGTGCCAAGTCTGTACCTACTAATCTGTAGCCTTCTGCACACTCCCACAATTCTCTACATTCTTTTCCGTACTGGCTTCCTGTGTTAGGGACTTGGGCAAGATTAGGGGATGAATGGGTTGCTCGTCCTGTGACTGCGCCGTTGGTGATGACCTTACCGTGGACACGCCCATCTTCTCGTACAGCTTCAAGCCATGATTCAACCTGAGCCACCCTTTTCTGAAGCAACAAGTACTCGGCAATAAGTTGAGCCTCAGCAATAGGGACATTAGCGAGGACTGTTTCATCGACTATTGCTTGGCCTTTCTCTGTAAATTTCTCTGGCTTCCAGCCTTTCTCTTGGAGGCGTTTGGAAATTTGCTGCCGACTGCTGGGGTTGAAGACTTCGATTCTGTCTTTGAGGGGCTTTCCTGTTTTTTCGCTGACTCTGGTGTGAACAATAGGGGCGAAGACGGATTGAAGCTGTTGCTCGATTCCGGCAGCTTTGTCCCTGAGTAGTGCCACAAACTCCATAGCCTTAGGCACATTGAGTTTAAAGCCTCTTCGCTCTTGCTTTGCAATGATTGCAGCAACTTCATGCTCCAAGTCCATTGATTGCTTAGAGAATCCAAGAATTCTTTTCTCATTTTCGAGTGCATGGTATACCTCTTCAAGTAAGTTCACATCCTGAATACAATAGTCAATCATCTCCTGCGTTAGACCGCCGTCGAAGTCCTGAAAGTCTATCTTGTGATTCTTCAATCTTAGTCCGAAAGCGGCTAGGCTGTGACCGCCTTCTCGGTTTGGGTTCAGTAGTCTCGACATCACTAGAGTATCTCTGCACTGGCTCAAGCGAATCTTCGTATTCCATAGCCGATTCAAGATCGCTGCATCGAACCCAATGAGATGATGTCCAACGATTGTGTCGCTGTCCTTTAAATACTCGTTCAACTTTCTTGCTTCCGTCCATACCTTTACTTCCCCGTCAGCCTTAGTAACACAACACCATATCCTATCATGTTGGGTATTTGTCTCTATGTCAAGAAACACCAATCTGTTGCCAGCCACTGTCATCCCTTTTCACTTTGATAGAGCCATCAGAGTATAGCACATAAATCTCTTGTACGCCGTTCTTGTTGTAGCAGGCAGAGATACTTACTGGCGATCCTTTAGCGACAGCATTATCATCCTTCTTTGGTCTTGGGTCATCTGCGACCACATCATCAGTTCTCTTTCGGTTCTTTTGCATGCTGAACACCTTCCTTTAGAATAGTCGAATTTACACACTTTACTGCAAGGTGTCAATGGTTGCTCTCGTTGACCTTGTTCAATAGTTGAATCTGTGCGTTCGCTAGTGCTGCTTCCAGCCATGTGTTTTCCTTTTCTAGTCGTTCATTTCTTGCACGAAGCATCTGGTTTTCACGCTCTAATTCAGCGATGACATCATCGTTGCTCATGTGTTCTTCTCCTTTAGTTTCGCCTGTACAGTACAAACAAAGTCTTCTGGGTAGTTGTACCAATCTTCGTCCTCAACAAGACTTGCGATTTCCTCATCCGTCAGCCCAACCCAAGGCTTACTAACTGTGAAGTCTTTGCCTTCTTGCATTAGCGGCAGTGAATTCTCTTCCTTCTCCATAGCTGCATCCCATCCACGCTCGTAGCCACACTGCCATTGATGCTGGCCGTACCAGTCCTGCTCTTTCAGCTTGTCTTCATACGCTCGTAGTCCAGCCCAGAAACCTTCCTCGTATTCTTCTGAGTGACTGCCTCTGAGTTCTACAGTTTCTCGTATGCCCTCCCACGCCACCGGCTCTTGCTTATCGCTTACTGTTGAGATTGAAGGCTTAACATCAATACTTAGCGTCATTCTACATCCTCCTTCATTGCCCTGTAATCGTCAACCTGATTGACACGACAGAAAGTATCCCATAGTTTCCATTGACGAAGTTTACAGACTTGCCACAAACCCATCAGCATGTTGTCAACCTCATCCTGTGTCATCGGTGAGCCGTCACAGTGCATTTCAAATGCAGCCTTCAAGTCAGCGGTCATGTCAGCTTCAAAGATAGCCTGCTCAAGATCGAATCTGTTCATTTCTTCCTCACGGTTCTATGTCTCTTGTTTAGAACAAGTTTAGGACGCTTTGCTAAATGAATGCCGTATACTTTAGCAATGTCTTTTTCAATAGATAGATACTTTTCAATATCTTCCTTGTTCATTTTTAAAAGTATGTCATCTCTTCGTATCATGTTGTTAGAATTGTACTCCGCAGACAACAAAACCTGTGTTCACTTTGTTAGTGCGCCGCTCTTCCAATGTCAGGTGCTTACCTGTGGCTTTGTACTTGGCATTGAAGCTGTCACCAATCTTAACAACATGTCCTGACTTCTGCATCTCTCGCAGATATCGCCATACAGACTGCTGTGGAATGTCCAACTCCACTGCCGCATCTGTTGATGCCTGCTCAGTCTTCATGTACTCCAGCATCTGCTTCTTCCTATCGTAGTGCATCTTCAGCACTGAAGGTCTAATGTACTTGCTCATGTTTAACCTTTCCAAGATAGCCAAGCCAGCCCAATGTTAGAGACGGAGTAACCGAACCAGACAATGAACATAGCCCAGTTACCCCGCATTGCTTCCATCACGCCAACACTGGCGTAAATGACCATGACCACCAGTATCAGCCACCAAGCCATGCTATGCCACCACCAGATTGTAGCGGTCTAAAGCACACTCTAGCGTCTTACACTTAGCCTCAAGGTAAGCAATTTGCATCTTCAGAGTTTCATTTTCTTTCTCAAAAAAGTCAGCATCTTCGTTCGCACCTTTGAGTTCACGCTGTGCCTCGATCAACTGATCTTGAAGTTCGCCGTAGGCATCAATGTGAACATAGTCTTCCTGATTGTAGTAACTCATTTTTATCTCCTGATTAAAAAACCAATGAAGGAAACAGCACCCAATAAGAATGTCATCATAGTGTTTCAATAACCTCAGTCATGCGACCGGTCACTTTGTCATACATCACCGCACCAGCAGGGCCAGTCTCGCCGCTGTAGCGGTTTTTGATAACACGCAAGCGTGTCGTATTGCGTTCAATTGGATCGTCTGACTGTGCATGACGCTCTAATCCTAGCACCATGTCTGCCAACTGTCCAATACTTCCTGAACCCCTCAGTTGAGCCAAGGAAGTAGCCGCACCTTCCTCATGGCTTTTGTTGCCATCTGGCCTGCGGAGATGAGACACCGCAAACAAAGTGATGCCCGTCTCTTGAACCAGCATCCTAAGCTTGGTCATGATCTCGTCAATAGCTTTGCGTTCATCACCATGCGACTGGTCAGAGATAACAATAGAGATATGGTCTAGGAAAACATACTTACAATCCAGTCCCTTTGCCATGTAACGCACCCTTGACACAATGTTGTCAATTGAATTAGACCCAAAGCTGTCATAGAGATAAAGCCTGTCAGAGCCTAGAGTCATGTCATAGGCTTTTTGTTTCTCTGCATCGGTAGCTTCTGTCTCTGCTAGGTGCAATGGCTTGTTGATCGCCAAAGACATGATAGACAAGCCTGTTTTCCTGACTGATTCCTCAAGGAACATTAGGCCAATGTTGTCGATAGTGCTGGTCAGAAGTGTCCAGACGCATTCACGCAGAAACTGTGACTTGCCGAGGCCGCTACCAGCAGTTACCACCACCATCTCCTGTGACCGAATGCCACCGGTCAAGTCATTCAGTGATGCAAACGGATAGAATGCTGATGCTTTCTCTAGCGGAGCCATCACCTGATCATAAAGTGATGATCCTGTAATGATGCCATCGGGAATATACTGCTCTGATGCCCACCATAGCCTGACAAAGTCTGCTGACTTATTAACGCTGGAATAGTCGCATGCGTCTTTGAAGCCTTCAGCATGTTTAAAAATCTTTACTTTAGAACCGAAGATTTCAGCAACTGCATTAGCGGCCTTTTGACCGGGTTCGTCTGCATCGAAACACAGCACAATGCTGTCGAACCTGTCTAACCACTCATACGCCTTTTGGCAGTCCTTTGCCGCACCACTAGCACCATTCTTGACTGAAACGCAAGGATACTTTGAACCTAGCATTTGAAAACCAGCCAATGCGTCTAGTTCACCTTCAAAGACTGTTACAGCCTTACCACCAGCATTGAAGCGATCCATGCCAAACAAAGGCTGTTCTGACTTTGTGCGCCAGTAGAAGTCTTTATCCGCTACTTTTCTAACCTTAATTCCGCTTCCGTAAGGATAGAAATGCTCGTCATCATTTTGAGTCACATTGTAGAATTTGCAGGTTTCTTTGACAATGCCTCGGTCAGGAATGCTCAGCAAGGCCCCTAATGGCGTCACTGTGGCTTTGCTAGGCTGGTCTGTATGGTCAGGTATAGCCGATACAGTATCAGCCTCACCAAGGCCGTTCTGAGCGGTTTTGTCAAACTCATTGCAGACGAAGCAATACCCATGACCGTCATCGTAAACAGCGTATCCGTCAGACGACGGACAATGCGGGCAATTCGTGTGGCTGAGCAATTTACTTTCTGTTTTCAGCATTGAAATACCTTTCTTCAGCGACAGCCGCAGACAGAGACGAAGCCGCTAGTTCTAAATATTTATCGTGATTAGGCATCGCTTTGTGGAGACGATAGACCACATCATAAAAATCAATCTTTCCACTAGCGATTAAATCCTGAAGATCGTGAAGACAAAAGGTCATAGTTCTTTCAATTTGATTCTCTTCCATGTTTTTTTCCTTATCGCTATAAAATTAATATTGTTAAGATATAGAATTATAGATAATAAAGTTTAAATGCTAATAGTGCTATAAATACTATAGTACTATATAGTATTACTACATTAGCAAGAACTGTGCCAACTGTCTCTACTTCGTCAGAGTGTTCGGAATTGATCATCTATCGCTCCATGGGATGTCATCGTCAAGATCATCAAAAGGGTCGTTATAAAATTTAATGTCCAATTGATCAACGATTTGATCGTCATCATCTTCGGTCATCAGTCTAGGATTACCGAAAGCTAACACATCGTCCTTAATGCCTGCAAAACATCGTTGACATAGGGTCAGATACTCCCCAGTCACCAATGACCGCCTAGACGATTCAAAGTCAGTCAATATCTCATCACAACTTTTACATTTCATGGTTTCCAATCCTCTCAAATTGTTCAGCCTTTGCCAGTATAGCATAGGCAAAATTTAGCAGGTCATCATCGCTATGAAACACGATATATCCAAAGTCATCCGTTACTGAATGCTGGTCTAATTCTTCTAAAATATCTTGGTCACTCATAAAACCCCCATAAAGGCCCCTAAAAGGCCGTTAGAAACCGCTAGAATAGTCTAGCCTATACCTACCTATACCAACACTCTACCAACGGCTTAGAAGGCCGTTTAAGCGGTAGCAGTAGCGACACGCATATAATCGCCTTTTCCAATGCCATGACATTACTTGACCACAATCAGCACATGTCGGATTCATCATCGCCTCGCAGTCTATCGTAGATTGAAGAAACCGGCTTTCCCTTGTTTAGGTTATCTGCAAAGGCCTGAGCCACTTTAGGATTGCCAAACAAGCCGATCCCGTCTTGGTCATGTGGCCCTGCTATGACATCCCAATAAACCGAGCTAAAGTAAACCAACTTTCTGATTGTATAGGCCATGTTAGCCTCCTATTACCAAGGCCAATGCAATAGCGGCATAAAACCCTAGGCAGGCCACAATCAAGGCCAGCCAGAACACTATCCCACCCTTGCATAGTTCAGAGTCGAACCAATCGTCAAATGTTTGCTTAGTCTTGTTCATTGTTTGTTTCCTCTTGTTCCAAAATAGCTAATTTTCTATCAATTATAAAGTTGCAATAGTCAGTAACGCCGGTTTCATAGCCTCTTTTGTATGAGTCTCTCATGCAGTCATCATCAAATGGGCATTTTTCCACGCCTTCGGCTCTGCCGTCATAGTAGCCAATAGCATATGCGTAAACATCAACGGAGTTTCTCATTTTCTTTATTCCTTAGAATGTCAAATAAACTAGATTACCTTCTGAAGTCTCGCCAACAAAAACGCCTTGATCTTGCAAATGTTCTTTTACTTTTTCAATCAATTGGGTTTCATTGTCACAATCAGAAACATCGAGGTCATAGTTTCTTGCAATGTCTTTTGCAGATTCTTCTGCATACTCGCAACAGATAGCGATAACATCAAGTTCGATATCTTCTCCAATATCGTCAAAGTAGTCAAATAGCAGGACAAGAGCCTCATAGCTGAATTGATCGCCCCGATTACATCTTTGAAATTCTCGATAAAATTGTGAAGCATTGTCGATTGTCGTGTAAATCATGGTAAAACCTCCTTATTTAGGATACTGCGAAGGGAACTACAGGCTAATGTTAGCCCATCAAAGCCCTGCATGCAAGGCCCTGATGGATAGCACTAGACTTTGACCAAGGTTTTTGTCTCATTGTCGAATTGATAGACTGAGTCTGGAACCTTTAGCGAAGCTGCGCGGATGATGGACTGGTGTCCGCGATAGTGCCAGTCTGATAGCAACTCAGCCGCGAACAATCGCGCCTCTCTGAAGCTGCAAAAAGGCCCTTGCCGGCCTACAATGTAGCCGCTAGCGTTCGCGGTTAGGACGGTGTAACAGTTGGCTTGCATAGTAAAGTCTCCGTTTGAGATACTGCGAAGTGAACTACAGGCTAATGTTAGCCCCATAAGCGCCTGCAGTGCAAGCGCCTATAGGATAGCACTAGTTAAACAGACAGGCGGATATGGAAGACATCACCACCCAAGTGTTGAGGCAGTTCAATGGTAGCGTCTAGTTTGTTGTCGATGTTGATGGCCTGCTCTATGGCATCAAAAACAAAGTCTATGCATTGATCATATTCGGCTACTTTGCCATAGAAGAAGTCAAACAGGCCATAAGCACCATCCCCCATTTTGTACTTACCATCGTAAAACATAGGCACAACATCAATGCAGCTCGGATCCTCGGCTTTAACCTTGGAACTGTTGTAGTCAATGAAAAGATTCATTTCTTTGGTGTTCATGGTGTTCCCCTTAATCTTCGATGACAAACATTTCGTAAATGGCTTGATAGTCTTTCTTGAGGATTTTAGCGGCCTTGCCTAGTGCTTCGTCAAGTGTGTTAGCCTTGCCTCTGTAAGTGCCTTGATCAAAGACAGAGAATACACCATCTTCGTATTTGTAAACTTGCACAAGGCCATCACCATCACAACAATAGATGTTGACGATTGTGCCATGCTTACGGTGCTTTGCATCTGATGCGGAACCATTCAAAACATCCCATACGATGCTGTGTGCTTGGATAGTGTTGATAGTGTTAAACATGGTATTTCCTTTCGTGTAGGTTTCATACTGCAGTGATTACATATTACGATTGTTTGAGTGTGTGTGTCAAGCTAAGTTCATTAGGGAAAACCCTTATCTTGACAAATCTGCTCAGCTATGTTGTAAAAATACAACACTATCCAACATTGGCTGAGTGTTGCGTAAATACAACACAATTCTGCATAGCACAATAACGCACTATAGTGGTGCATTGTGGTACAGATACAACAGTGTGGTACAAATACAACATTGCACTATATTGCACTATAGTGGTGCAACACTGCCCCCTGCATCACTGTGGTATTAATACAACACTACCTATGTAAGTTAGCACTAACTAACGATCCTGGCAATGTAAGCACTAACTAACTTATCAGCTTTGACCATGTAAGTAAGCGCTAACATACCGGGGGTGGGGGTGGTGATAACTGTGTTAATTTTGATGAACCAACATTGACTTACAAAAAAGTGAAAATAGACTATGCTGAGACTGTGCTAAGTCTTTGATATGTATATATGTATCTAAACGCATATAAGGATATGCAAACTAATCTGATGTCATTGGATAACGAAGACTGCGAAGGCCAATGAAAGAGACAACAATCAATGAACTATTTTAAGTAAAGCACATGACTGTCAATACACTTTCATGCTAAAATATTCCTTAATATAGGACTTCGTAAGACGACGAACATTAAGATTAAGATTTAGAAAAAAACTCTTTCTAAAGCGATCTAACAGCGTAACGACGAAGAACAATATTGTAAGAACAATAGCCTTTCTTTTTAGAAAGAGAACTAAATAAAAAATGAATACTAAAGATGATGTCTCTTTAAATGAGACTGTCTCCGAGGTCTCTAAGGTTTCGGAGCCTGTCTTAACAGAACAGCCTGTCTTAAAGCCGTTAGGCGCTAACCGACGAAACACTCGTGGTGGTCGGCCTAAGAAGTCTGAGATAGAGAAGCGTCTTAGAAAAGATCCTACCAGAGGTCGTGGTCGTCCTCCCGGTGAGGCGCAGAAGATTAAAGAGTTAATGGCAAGGATGCTGTTAACTAACGGTGAGAATGTTCTTCAAAAGACAATTAACATTGCTCTTGATGACAACCACCAGCATCAGATGGCAGCGATAAAGTTGTTGATGGATAGAGCGTTACCGACATCTTTTTTTGAGAACAAAGATTCCAATGCTGGCTCTGGCAGCGGCATAGTTATTAACATCTCTGGTCTTACACCAAAGATAGAGTCTTCAAATGATGTTATAGATGTAGAGGTTGACAGTGGAACTTAATTGGTCGCTTCTACCTTGGCAGTTAGAAGTATGGCAGGACAGCCACAGGTTTAAGGTTATTGCTGCTGGTCGTCGATGTGGTAAGAGTAACCTAGCCATTAAGATGCTTCTAGCAAAGGCGCTAGAGGCTCCTGAAGGCTCTGCTGTGGTGTATGTAGCACCAACGCTAGGTCAGGCTAGGCAGATTGCTTGGGATGCCTTGTTAGACCAAGGTAGGCCAGTGATAAAGCAAGCGCATGTAAACAACATGGACATTACGCTTGTAACTGGTAGGAAGATTCATATTAGGTCTGCAGAGAACCCTGATGCTCTGCGAGGATTGAAGTTGTATTTCTGTGTGATCGATGAAGCAGCGTTCGTAAAGGAAGATGTATTTACAAAGATTCTTAGACCAGCATTGGCGGATCTAAAAGGTGATGCTGTTCTAATTAGTACCCCTGATGGTCGCAACTGGTTCTACGATGCTTTTAAAACTGGTTCCTCTGGAGGTAGTGCAGATTGGAAAAGTTGGCACCTGACTACCAGAGATAATCCTACGATTGATCCTGAAGAGATACAAGCAGCAAAGGAAACACTAAGTAGCTTTCACTTTAACCAAGAGTTTATGGCTTCCTTTACCAACAGTGGTAGCGGAATGTTTAAAGAAGAATGGTTAAAGTATGGCAGTGAACCCAAGGAAGGTTCATGGTATATAGCGATTGACTTGGCTGGGTTTAAGGATGTAGCCAATGCCAGCACCGCTGCACAGAAGCGCCTAGACCAGAGTGCTATTGCAGTAGTGAAGGCCACTGATGATGGTAAATGGTTTGTAGAGAAGATTGAGCATGGTCGTTGGGATATTGATGAGACAGCCATGCGTATTCTTAAGAATGTAGAAGAATACAAACCGATGGCGGTAGGGATTGAGAAGGGTATGGCAAGGCAGGCAGTATTGGGGCCGCTACAATCCTTGATGAGAAGGTATAACAATTACTTTCACATTGAAGAATTAACACACGGTAATCAGAAGAAGACTGACAGGATTATGTGGAGTCTCCAAGGAAACTTTGAACACTCCCGCATTATCCTTAATAGTGATGAAGACTGGTCTGAGTTTGTTGACCAGTATTTGATGTTCCCGTCAACTCAGGTTCACGATGACTTGATTGATGCTCTTTCTTATGTTGACCAGCTTGCTAAAACAATCAACATGGAAGAGTTTGATGAAGAAGAGTGGACACCGATGGACGATGTTGTAGGTTACTAACCAAGGAATCATAGAATGGATAATTATAATCAGTTAGCAGGGTGGGTGCTTGGTCAATGCGAAGATTGGCGCAATCACCGAGATACAAACTATCTTGAAGACTGGCTTGCCTATGAGCGCCTATGGCGTGGTATCTGGTCTGGTGAAGACACCACTCGTGACTCTGAGAGAGCCAAGATTGTTACCCCTGCACTGCAGCAAGCAATTGAGACTCATGTCGCTGAGATCGAAGAAGCAGTGTTCGGTAGAGGTGAGAAGTTCTTTGACATCTCTGATAACTTTGCTGACCAGCAGCGTATTGATGTTGAGCAAGTTAAGAATCAACTAACTGAAGACTTTAAAAAGAACAAGGTTCGTAAGTCCATCAGCGACATTGTACTGCTTTCCGCAGTGTACGGAACCGGCATCGGTGAGATTACGCTAGAAGAGAAGACTGACCTTGCTCCTGCAATGCGTCCTATCGTTGAGATGGGTTTAACCGCTGTAGGCGTAGAAGAGAAGCAACGCTTTGCAGTAGCGCTAAAACCAATCAATCCTAGAAACTTCTTGATTGACCCTAATGCCTCTGCTATCGAGGATTCTCTTGGTGTCGCCATTGAAGAGTTTGTACCGCTGCATAAGGTTGTACAGGCTATGGAGTCTGGCATGTACGAGAAGGTGTCAGAAATCTCGTCTACCGCTGTTGACACTGACCTAGAGCCGGTACAAGAAGATGTACACAATCAGCAGAATCGTGTCAAGTTGATGCGCTACTACGGCCTAGTGCCGAAGGCTCTGTTGGATAACGCCTTTGAGAACAAGTATGTTGACTTGTTTACCGAAGGTGATCAAGATGTTGGTCAAGTAGGTGCAGAGTTCTCTGAGTTGGTAGAGGCTATTGTCGTTATCGCTAACGATATGTACCTGCTCAAGGCTGAAGAAACGCCTTACATGATGAAGGATCGTCCTGTTGTTGCCTTCCAGAATGACTCCATGCCTAACCACTTCTGGGGTCGTGGTATCGCTGAGAAGGGCTACAACATGCAAAAGGCTATTGATGCACAGATTCGGTCGCATCTGGACAGCCTAGCATTGACCACAGTGCCTATGATGGCTATGGATGCCACCAGATTGCCTCGTGGTAGCAAGTTTGAAGTGCGTCCCGGTAAGACTATTCTGACCAACGGCAACCCCTCAGAGACTCTTCTACCGTTTAAGTTCGGAAATACTGATGCAACTAACCTTGCAACTGCCAAAGAGTTTGAGCGAATGATGCTTATGGCTACCGGTACGGTTGATTCTGCTGGTATTCCTGCTGCCGGTGCTGATGGGCAAGGCTTGAATCCTGCCATGTCTGCACTGGTGAAGAAGAATAAGCGTACTTTGGTTAACTTCCAAGAGCAATTCTTGATTCCTTTTGTTAAAAAGAGTGCTTTCCGCTACATGCAGTTTGATCCAGAGCGTTATCCTGCTGCTGATTATGACTTTGTGGCCTCTTCTAACCTTGGAATCATCGCTAGAGAGTACGAACAGATGCAGTTTATGAACCTGTTGAAGACTCTTGGCCCTGAAAGTCCTGTTGTTCCTCTAGTTTTGAAGGCAATTATTGAAAATAGTGGCCTAAACAACCGTGAAGAACTAATTGCACAACTTTCACAGATGATGCAGCCTAATCCGCAGCAGCAACAAGCACAACAGATGGCTGTTCAGTTGCAAATGCAGAAGGCTCAGTTGGAATTGGCTGACTTGCAGGCTGATGTACAACTAAAACAAGCCAAAGCACAGAATGAGATTGTAGATGCTCAACTAAAACCTGCTGAATTGCAGGCTACAGTGGCTGCTAGTGCGTCTAAGTACCTTGGTGAAAGCAATGATCCTACCGCTGAGTTTGAGCGCAGGATTAAACTGGCTAATGTGGCCCTCAAAGAGAAGGACATTAACACCAAGGCTGAAATTGCTAGGCTGCAGGTTCTTGCTGCTCGGCAAAATTCCGCATAAAAAAGGCAATCTTTTCATGTTCTTCGGCAGTTCCGTCATTTTTGATTCTGTTGGCTCTTAAAGAAATAATTACAACATTTCCTTTAATGTATCCTTTTGAAGGATCAACACGATCAAATGATGGACTGTTTTCTTGCTTGCCTGTAGCAAAGTAGTCTAGTTCTACCCCTAAAACAGGACAGTGAGTTGGAAAGGCGATATCACGAAAGTCTATTGTAAATTCGTGCCTGTATGAATGTGCTTTTTTGTTTCTAAACTTTTCACGCATTGCTTCGTAAACAGCAGACTTTCTCCATTCTTTATCTTTCCATTTACTGCCCCACTTAAGAAACATTTTTTCGTGTAACTTTTGACTGTTTTTTTCTCTTTTGATAAGAGTTACAGGGACTTTCTCTTTGTCCATAATTTGTTTGATGCGTTGTTTTGTAACTTTGTTGTCTAGTCTTCGTACTATTTCAGATATACCAACGCCTTCTTTAGCCCAAGAAATAGCTTGCTGACGCTCTTCTGCTGTTAACTTTTTCCAGTGATGATTTGTACTCATAAAGTTCTCCTAAAAATATAATGTTACCACACTTAATTAATCATGTCAAGAGATTGTAAGTAAATAGTTTTGTGTGGTACAATAACAGCATTAAGATAAGTAAGCACTCACTTCGGGAGACAATGCTTGGAAGACAGGGAACTACAGCAGTTTTACGAACACCGTTTTGACTTATTTGTACAGGCTGGTTGGAAAGACCTTGTAGAAGACTTCCAAGACTTAGCAAAGACAGTTGGTGACATAACGAAGTGCAGTGACGAACCAGATTTGTGGTACAGGCGTGGTCAGTTAGACATGATCAATTATCTAATCAACCTGCAGAGCCTAACAGAGGCGGCTTACGAGGAATTAGATGAAGATACTAAATGACTTTCAATGCGCCAAAGGACATAAAGAAGAATACTTTGTTGATTCTTCTGTAATGGTAGTTACTTGTAGGCATTGCGGTAATGATGCCACCAAGTTACTTGCAGCACCCCGGTCAAAGCTAGATGCTATTTCCGGTGACTTTCCAGATGCTACACGGAAGTGGGAACAAACCCGCCAATCTCACATAGCATGGGAAAGAAAAACTGGTCGTTCTGATCAGTATAAGTAAGCGGAAAAGGAAACCCCGCAAGTAATTAAAGTGTTCTTCCTAAAAAGCTATTTGCCTAGGAGACAATGATGGCTGAGTTTATTGAAGAAGGTAGTAATGAAGTCGCTGCAGAGGAAGTTCAAGAACTTGATCAACCGATGCAAGAAGTACAGCAAGAAGAAGTAGTTCAACAACAAGAAGTCGATGAGATTCCCGAAAAATACAAGGGCAAGGATCTCAAAGAAATTATCCGGATGCACAGTGAGGCTGAGAAGCTGATCGGTCGTCAGGGTAGCGAAGTTGGTGAATTGCGTAAGATTGTTGATGACTTTATTAAGGCCCAAACTGCTAACAACCAGCAACTGCAAGAGGATGTAAACGAAGATGACTTCTTCGCTGATCCAAAAGCAGCCGTAGCAAAGGCAATCGAGAATCACCCCAAAGTAAAGCAGGCTGAAGTTGCTGCTGTAGAGATGGCGAAAGCAAAGATTCTACAGAACTTACAAGCAAAGCATCCTGATTTTCTTAATGTGGTTCAAGATAATGGTTTTCAAGACTGGATTAAGGCTTCTAAGGTTCGTTCTGAACTGTTCTTTAGGGCTGATAAGCAGTTTGATTTTGATGCCGCTGATGAACTCCTTAGCACTTGGAAGGATCGTCAAGGGGTAGCAAAGCAGACTGTTTCTGCTGAGAAGCAGGCAAGGTCGCAAGCCATTAAAAGTGCCTCTACCGCTGTATCTGGTGGAAGTGACGAAGCACCGTCTAAGAAGATATATCGTCGAGCAGACATTATTCGACTCATGCAAACTGATCCTGACAAGTATGACATGATGCAGCCTGAGATTATGGCGGCTTATGCAGAAGGCAGGGTTAGGTAAAAACTAACTTTTTATAAAGGACATTTAAAATGGCACTAGGCGCAAACCATGTAGTTCAATCAGCCGTTAACTCGGCTGGTTTTATCCCTGAGGTATGGTCTGATGAGATTATCGCCGCTTACAAGAAGAACCTTGTTGCTGCTAATCTGATCAAGAAGATGAACATGAAGGGTAAGAAGGGCGATGTTGTTCATTTCCCCGCTCCCGCTCGTGGCACTGCTTCTGCTAAGACTGCTAACAGCCAAGTCACTCTGATTGCTGAGAGCGGTACTGAGAAGACTGTTACCATCAACAGCCACTTCGAGTACAGCCGACTGATCGAAGACTTTGCCGAAGTTCAGGCTCTGTCGTCGCTGCGTCGCTTCTACACGGATGACGCTGGTTATTCTCTGGCTACTCGTATCGACACCGACCTGCTGGCTCTGGCTGCTGGTCTGCAGGGTGGAACTTCCTACTCTGGCGCTTTCATCGGCGGTGACGGCACGACTGCTTGGGATGCTACCGCTAACACCAACTCTGGTAACGAGACGGCTCTGACTGATGCCGGTATTCGTCGCACCATCCAGCGTCTTGACGATGCTGATGTTCCGATGGACAACCGCTTCTTCATCATCCCTCCTGTTGCTCGTAACACCATCATGGGTCTTGATCGTTTCACCGAGCAAGCCTTCACTGGTGAAGTTGGTTCTGCCAACACCATCCGTAACGGTCAGATTGGTGATCTGTATGGCGTTAAGGTCTATGTTTCGACCAACTGCCCCACGGTTGCTACTTCCAGCACCGCTGACACGGATCCCCGTGTTGCTCTGATGGCTCACCCTGAGTTTGCTGTTCTGGTTGAGCAACTTGGCGTTCGTGTTCAGACTCAGTACAAGCAAGAGTACCTCGGTACGCTGCTCACCGCTGACACGCTGTACGGTGTTGGTGAACTGCGTGACACCTCCGGTGTTGCTCTGATCATCCCCGGCTAATAACATTAGTCAGGTTCTCCCCAGTCTCACAAGGATTGGGGAGTTTTCTATACAGATTCAACGATTAGAGTCTGTATAGGAAACTAAGGAGATAGTCTAAATGGCCTTATTTCGTGGTGAAGGTGGTGCAGGAACCGCTGACATTACTACAACGCCAATTACCGTTGCTAATGGCGGTACTGGCGCTTCTACCACTGCTGGCGCTCGTAGTAATCTTGGACTAACTGCTACTGGTCAAGACACTACTTATGCCTTTAGATCTAATAATCTATCTGACTTATCCAGCGCTTCTACTGCTCGTACTAACCTTGGTTTAGGCACTGCAGCGGTACAGAATACTGGTTACTTCGCTACCGCAGCACAAGGCAGTCTTGCTGACTCAGCAGTACAGCCCGGTGACTTAGCTACTGTTGCTACCACTGGTGATTATGATGACTTGTCTAACAAGCCTTCGTTGTTCTCTGGTAGTTACAACGATCTAACAAATAAACCAACAATCCCAGCAAACATTGACGACCTTGGTGATGTAACAATCACTAGCGCTTCTAATGGTCAGGTGTTGTCTTACAATGGTACTGCGTGGGTAAATAGCACTGCCAGCGGTTCTGGTACTGTTACTTCTGTTGACATGACAGTTCCTACTGGGCTGTCTGTTAGCGGTGGCCCAGTCACCAGCAGCGGTACTTTTGCTGTTACTTATTCTGCTGGTTATAGTATTCCTACCACGACTAAGCAAAGCAACTGGGATGACAGCTATACATTTGTAGCAGCCTTTCCAAGTCAGACCAGCAACAGCGGTAAGTATTTAACCACTAACGGCTCTGCTCTATCGTGGGGAACATTAAATACTTCTAACTGGGATACAGCGTATGGTTGGGGTAACCACGCATCAGCAGGTTATTTAACAACTGAAACATATACCGGCACTGTAACCAGTGTTGCAGCCAGTGTTCCCACAGGCTTTACTGTTAGTGGTAGTCCTATCACTAGCACTGGAACTTTGGCAATCACTTATTCTGCTGGTTATGCTTTACCCACAACTGCTAGTCAAACTAACTGGGACACTGCATATGGCTGGGGCAATCACGCCTCTGCTGGATACTTAACTTCTAGTAGCACCATCTCCGGAGGCACTTACTAAATGGCTACGATTCTTCTTAAAAAACGAGATACTACTGGCGCTCCTAGTGCCGGTGACTTAACCAACTCCGCTAGTGGCGCTGAAGTTGCTGTTAATACCTACGACAAGCGTCTGTATAGTAAAGACAGCGGCGGTAATGTTGTAGAACTAGG